TGCGACACGTCAAAGAAGGCGGAACACCATACGATGACTTTGGCCAGTACATTTACGAGACCATGGAAGAGCTCAATCAGCTGAAAGTCTTCCAGCGTAAGAACCGTCGTAATGACTTCTTTGAAGATGCCAACATTAGCGAAGAGATCGGAAGCCGCGTGACCCAGTTGCGCAGCAATCTCAAACAGATTTCCGGCGTCAAGGGTTATGCACATCACTTTGAAAATTTCACACGTGAAGGCGCAGAAATTGGCAAAGAAAAGCTTGACGAACTGAAAGACAATGTTACTATATCATACTTCGACGAGGCTATTTCAGGTAGCCTACCATATGTAGCAAGGGTGATTGAAAACATGCGCGGCCGTCAGGCAAGAGAAGCAGACATCATGGACTTGGCAAAATATGTCATGGACAACAAAGACAACATTCAACTTCACAGCGAGATTGACGAGACCGATCCTGAAAGCCCAGGCAACCGCAAATTCCGTGACCCAGCAACAGCATTTGCAGCATGGGTAACCTATATCCAGTCCAAGATCAAGGACGATGTATTGGCTAACAAGCTGATGCAGGCAGCAGATGTGATCCATGAGGTTGGTGGACAACACGTCAAGATGGCGGCGGCAGCACTTAAGGTTGTTCGTCAAAATGGCCAGGTGAGTGAAGGACTAGGTGAAGAAAAGAAAATTGATCCAAAAGCAATGATGGGTGCGATCAGGGCAGTCAAGAAATATCTCGAGTATGAAGATAAAGCGCGCCGTGCCGAAGACGCCGGTCATGACGATCGTGTCGGACGTTATCGCGATGCCGCTGATGAGCAGAGCAAACAGTTCTTTGCGATCGTAGCACCAGAGACTCCAGAAGAGGACCAGGACCTAGGCCTGTATGGCTTCCCAGAAGCCAACAAAGAATGGGTCATGGGTTGGTTTGAAGAGTCAACATACGAGAGTGAAGTAAATCGAATCGACGAAACTTTGAGCCGCCTCAGCGACACACGCCCCCTCTTCGGCGCATGAGACTACATCAAATAACTGAAGGCAGAGACGCACCCCTATATCATGGGGTGCGTTTCGATCATGCAGTAAAGCAACTAAAAGAAAATCGAATCGAAGGCAGAACCACTCAACGGTTCTGGCCAGACGGTAGACGATTGAAAGACGATCATCCTGAATATGAGGATAGCTTCTGGCTCAAAGGTGTTAGCCTCACACGCGACATCAATTATGCTAAGAATTGGGCAGATATCGTTTATGTTATAGATCAAACAAAATTGTCACAACGTTACAAGATCATGCCTTTCAACTGGGGCTATGCTAACGCTAAATCAAGAGGACAAGATCACAAACGTGAGCGTGAAGAATTTGTCGTGCTTGGCAAGATTTACAAAAGCCTCCACCAATTCATTGAAGATTACAATGACGAAAGAGAAGCGCTCTGGGACAGATACGATAAACTATTAGACAGTGGTCAAAAAGAAGCCGCTGAAAAAATCAAGCAGCAGATTCGTGAAATGCCTGATGCAATGGATGCATGGCAAGGACCAACGACAAGCCATATTGAACCGCTAGATCAATACCTGCTAGAGATCTATGCTGACAAAATCCATGATGGATTGAATGACAAAAAGTTTGAGATTATCAGATCTCATCCTAAGTTCGCAGGCTTCTTCTGATAAATAAAAGTGCACAGGAAATCAAGTAGTTGTTGACAACGCTGGATTCTTTGTGTATATTCAAGGAGTTAGATAAGACTCGCTTGTCTCGAAACTAATATAAGCCGGATTACCGGTAACAAATATAGGCTAATATAGGAGAAATACAATGGCTACACTCGCAGAAATTCGAGCAAAACTTCTCGCGCAAGAGAAGAACAAAGGTGGAAAAGCAGGTGGCGGTGACAACGCAATCTATCCACACTGGAACACCCCCGAAAATGAAACATCAGTAATACGCTTCCTCCCTGATGGGGACGATAGCAACGATTACTTCTGGCGCGAGCGTCAGATGATCAATCTCACATTCAGCGGCGTCAAAGGACAGGATGAGGGTAAGCCCGTCACTGTCAAGGTACCATGTGTTGAAATGTGGAATGGCATGGGCAAGTGTCCAATTCATGAAGAGATTCGTCCTTGGTTCAAGGACCCAAGCATGGAAGACATCGCGCGCAAGTATTGGAAAAAGCGCAGCTACATTTTCCAAGGTCTGGTTGTAAAGAGTGCCTTCGTTGAAGACGAAGAACCTGAGAACCCAGTTCGCCGATTCATTATGAGCCCACAGATCTACAACATTATCCAGAGTGCGCTCATGGATCCTGACTTCGGTGAGCATCTGCCAACCGACTATGATATGGGTATTGACTTCCGCATTACAAAGACCAAGAAGGGCCAGTATGCAGACTATACCACAAGCAATTGGGCACGTAAAGAGCGCAGCCTAGACCAAGCAGAGCGTGACGCAATTGCAGAGCACGGACTGTTCAATCTAGTCGACTTCATGCCCAAGAAGCCAAACGAAGAAGAGCTCAACATCATCATGCAGATGTTTGAGTCAAGTGTTGACGGTGAACTTTACGATCCAGAGCGATTTGCAGAGTATTACCGCCCCTATGGCGTCGAGGCGCCTAACAGTGGTGCGAGCAGTCGTTCCGCTCACACTGAAACCTCAACTCCCAAGGCTGCTCCTGCCACAGCCGCTCAGGATGATGAGGATGACCAGACGGAGGAGACAACATCAACCGCTGCTGAACAGCCAGTTGAAACTCCATCGTCTGGTGGAACGGATGCCAAGGACATTCTTGCAGCGATCCGCGCTCGCAAGGAAGCCGGCTAATTTCACACTCAACTAACAGGGACGGGCCGCGATGGCCCGTCCTACTTTATCAATGAGGAGAAATTAATGGTTAGAGCTTTCGATATCAGTAAGTTTAGAAAAAATATCACAAAAAGCGTTGCGGGACTCAGTGTGGGATTCCGTGACCCTGATACCTGGATTTCAACAGGTAACTACACACTCAACAATCTTATCAGCGGAGATTTCCACAAAGGAGTGCCACTTGGCAAAGTAACCATGTTCGCTGGTGAAAGTGGCGCAGGCAAGAGTTTCATTGCTGCCGGCAACTTGATTCGCAATGCACAAGAACAAGGCGTGTATGTCGTTTTGATTGACAGTGAAAATGCATTGGACGAATCGTGGCTTCATGCACTTGGTGTTGAGACTGGTGAAGACAAGCTACTCAAGTTGAACATGGCTATGATCGACGAAGTAGCAAAAGTGATCAACGACTTTGTCAAAGAATACCGTGCAGATTACCTTGACATTCCAATGGAAGAACGTCCCAAGGTCCTGTTCGTTGTTGACAGTCTTGGCATGTTGCTCACACCCACGGACGTTGACCAGTTCAGCAAGGGTGACATGAAGGGCGACATGGGTCGTAAAGCACGTCAGCTGAAAGCACTGGTTACTAACTGCGTCAACATGTTTGGCGATCTCAATATCGGCATGGTGTGTACAAACCACACGTACCAGAGCCAAGACATGTTCGATCCTGATGACAAGATCTCAGGTGGTAGCGGTATGGTGTATGCAGCCAGCATCGTTGTCGCAATGCGTAAGCTCAAGCTGAAAGAAGATGCTGACGGTAACAAAACCAGTCAGGTTCATGGCATCCGCGCAGCGTGTAAGATCATGAAGACACGTTACAGCAAGCCGTTTGAAAGTGTTCAGGTCAAGATCCCTTGGGATGGTGGCATGGACCCATACAGCGGTTTGGTCGATTTGTTTGAAGGGAAAGGCCTTCTCACTAAGACTGGAAACAAGCTTGAATATATTAGCCCAGAGACTGGCGAAGTATTCAAAGAATTCCGCAAGCATTGGGAAGGAAACGTTGACGGTTGCTTGGATATGATTATGAGCGAATATCACAAACATCATGTTGATGACGTGGTAGAGGACGACGCTGATATAAATAGCGCCGAAGACGAAACTTCACAAGAACAATAAGAGGCTCTCATGAAGCTACATGCAACTGAATCAGTTGCGTTGGTAGAGATCTGGGCGGGCATAAAAAACTATGTGCCCGCCAGAGACCAACGTGACTGCGCGACACAATTTATCGCAACAATAGATGATGCTGGACTGGTTGATCTCAGCATCGCCAGCACCGAACTATACGGTGTCTGTGAAACATTTGACCAAGCACTACGTATCTATTGTCAAGAAAACGGATACGATGAAGAAGATTTTGATGAAGATTGGGAAGAGTAAATGGCCGGTTGGTACAACAAGGTCAAAGACAACATTGCAAATGTGGTTCCTGCAATCACTCACTTTGAACAAGAGCTGGTGGCCGCCCGAAAGGAAACATATTTGTCAGGCATACTGGAAAAGAACAGCCGTGAGTTACCTGGTATCGTAGCTCATCGCTTCGCACAGTTACAAGAAGTTGAAGCCATCCTTGAACATCTCAATATTGAACTTCGTCAACTGCATCGCAAGCACTATCGCAAATACCTTGAACACTACAATAAGGCCTTGAGCAGCCGTGACGCTGACAAGTTTGCTGAGGGCGAGCAAGACTATATTGACATGGAACATATCGTCAACGAGTTTGCGCTCGTCCGAAACAAGTATTTGGCAGTGATGAAGGGTCTTGATGCAAAAAGTTTTCAAATCAACAACATAACTAAACTTCGCACAGCAGGACTAGAGGATATTTCTCTAGATTGATCATGGATTTCAAAAGGTTACATGCATATGGCTGTAGTATGGTTGCTGGCTATGGTGTTGAAAATAAAAAACTTATTTGGCCACAGTTGGTTGCGGATGATTTAGGCATTGAATTAGTCAACCACGGAATACCAGGAGGCAGTAATAAAGCAATCTGGCGATCAGTCATGGATACACATTTTATTGACGGGGATTTGGTTGTTATTCAATGGACGTATACCACCAGGCATTGCTTTTTTACTGATGTGAACACTCGTGTTGATTTACGTGGTGGTATGTTGGAACAGAAACATGTACCAGTTGACAAAAACTTCCTAGAGATTTTTTATGGCGACATGTTTACTTTTTACGATGCAGCACTAGACCTTCTTGGAAGAGCTAATCATATACATCATCATTTGGAAGACCTCAAAGTTCAATATATTATGAACCAGGT